ATAGTTCTAAAGTTTAAATTACCACCTCCTCCTCCAGTTGCTGTAAGAACTCCTGTAGCAGCATCAATAGATAATCCGTTACCTACTTTAATACCCCCAAGAACGCTACTTGAAGCAATAGGTAGGCTATAAGGTTGAACGAAAGTTCTAACCCAAGCAGTAGTAGCTAACTTAGTAGAATTGTCATTAGCATCGGGGGTCTGACCAGTAGCAGTATTGTTAAGTGTAACTACACCATCTACTGTCAGACCAGCTTTAGCTAGTATGTCAGATAGAAATTTCATTCAGAGTTTATTATTTCTTGATGATTACACGATATGCATTGGCAGCAGGAGCTGTAGCAAAACTTACAGTTACTGTAGCAGCATCTGTAATAACTACATCTGTAATTACTTCTTCTAATGTAGTGTTATCTTTAATCATCACGATTACATCAATAGTGTTTAAGCCATGTGATAAAGCATAAGAAGTTCCTGAACCTCCAATGTTTGCAGCATAACCACCAGTTCTGTTATCTAAATAAGTCTTTAATTTTAAAGGAGTTACGATACGAGCATCGTCTGTACCTGCTGTTAACTCAGCATCAGTTGCAATTTCTGCAATACCTGTACGAGTTTCTGTAGCTGTACGAGAAGATAAAGCTGAAGGAGTTACCGCTTTTACAGTGTCTGTACCTGTTTGAGTTTCTGCATTTGTAGCAAGAAACACTAAGCCTAATACAGTTGTTGTAGCTTGATCACGATTAACTTCTAATTGAATCCAGTCAGCAGCAGAAGAAGTAGATGCATTGTTTGCTTTAGCAACAACTACATCACCTACATTAAATGCTACTCCACCTGTAGTTCCTGCTACAGATACGTACCAGTAATCACCAGCTTTAGTACCAGCAACCGGACTTGATCCTACAGGGAATGAACCACTAGATGCATCCCATGCTCCTTCTAAATTACCTAAACTACCTACGTTAGCATCAATATAAGTTTTGATTGCTGTAGAAGTAGCTAATGTAGAAGTACTAGAGTTAGCCATATCTGTAATAATGGTCACCTCAGCAGCGTTAGCTGTTGCTCCAGATACGTTACCAATAACTGTTAAGTTATTTAGTTGCTGTAATTTAGCAAAAGTTACAGCATTAGCGTTAATCTTTACAGTGGTAACCGCAGAATCTGCTAACTTAGCTGTAACGATACCTAAGTCTTTTACTCTTAAGCTATCACTATTAATTTCAATTGTAGCATTATCTACATTTACATCTAATGTGATTACATCACCATTAGCTGATGTGCTAGCCGTAAGACCAGAACCTCCAAGAACATCTTGGATATCTCCTGACATGTCAACCCATTCGGTTCCATCCCAGAAGAACATTCTTAATACTGAAGGAGTAGTGTCAAAATAGATTTGACCAACTACTGGACTCCCAGGTGCACCAGCGTTGTTGTGTACCGCTACGTTGATAATCTGGTTTTTGGTGAGGTCCAGATTGGTTAAAAACTTTTTAGACATGATATTTATATTTTATAATTAGTTCAAAAATGCTTTCCCACTAAATGGTGCAGAAAATTTAACTGTTAATGAATTAGCGTTTATATGTTCCACTTCCCCTATAACTTCTGCATTACTAGAATCTACTATAGAAACTGATGGAAACTTATTTAAATTGTGTGTAATGCTCCACGTGGAACTAGACACTGTTTGATTATGAATATGAGAAAACTTAAACGTTTCTTGTATAGAAAGTGTATCTCTGTATACAAGAGTAATAGTTCTGTTTTCATTGTCAGCTGTAATGTTTATATCTACAACTGTTTTATTAAATGCTTCTTCAATCTGAGCAATCTGGGTTTGGGATATACCCATTTGATCCCATTCATTACCATCCCAAGCATACAATAATTTTAAAGTGGTATCATAGACTATTATACCTGCATCATTAGAGTTATACCCAGAAGCTAATGCATTTCTTTCTGCAGTAGTAACTGGTTGTAACTTAGTATTAAGAATCTGATTCTTATTAAAGTCATAGTCTACATATATCTTCTGTAATGCCATTATGATAAATATGCTTTACCTGCAACAGGTTGATTAAATGTAATTTTTAAGTTGTTTAAGTCAACATACTCAACAACACCTTGTATATCAGTACCTACAGCATCTTCTGTAAATACACTAGGTTTAAAGCCCATCTTATGCTCAACCATCCAAACTAATGCAGGAGCAGCTTGAGTGTATACATAAGACATATTGTTATTTATAGTAATAGCTGGACTAAGATTAATTCTAGTGACTGCTCCATGAGCATTTACTTGTATAACACTTGTATCAGGTGCACCACTAACTTGATAGTTAATAGCTAACCTTTGTGGACCAATATTTTCATTAGTCATATAATACCCGTGTCCACCATGTAAGTATATGTTATGATCATATTCTACAGGTAACCAAGTTTGATGTTGTAAGTTAGAAGTTGTTAAAGCACCAGCATCATCAAAAGATTGCCAATCAGTTAACTCTTTTCTCATAAAGATTAAGTCAGATTCTAATTCTGGCTTACAAGAACTTATACCATATCTGATTTCTTTAAACTTTCTGTAAATAGAATCAGCATAGTTTAAAGTATGTTTTGTTTTATGAAATAAGAAGTTCTTCATCTATCTTTTAGTTAAGAGTTAAATTTTTCATCCATTGTAAGGTTAGCTTGGATCTCTCCATTCTGCTGACTGTCTAAGTTTCTTTGTGCCATTAACTGTTGTTCATAAGTTACAATACAGCTACCGCAAACTTTGATTCCATTAGTGGCTATCCTGTCTTGACAACTACAGGTAATTTGAGAGCCACAATTAGTACATGTTCTCATATATGTTGGTTTTATAATTACAAAGTTAAGTATAGCAAGCCATACCGCTCACTAATTTACTTAATCTTTTTTTAGCATAGCCAAATAGTTCCATACCCGCTTCTGGCTCATGAGCAAATTCCACTTTACCTTTAGCAGCTTCAATGAAACTTTTTATCATCCTTAGTTCAGCTAACTTTTCTTTGATCTCAGGTTCTGGATCACAAGCGGCTAATTCTAAAGAAGCTAAAATATTGTAATACTGATTCATAGTTTGAGTAGTCCTTAAATGGTTATACTCAACAAATACAGATGAGTTAGGTGACACTGAATAGTTAATCACATAAATACCATCTGGAATATTCTGAAAATTTTCTCCACAATAACTTCTTTGTAACCCTAAACTACATGCAGAAAGTACTAAGTTAAAGTTAGGTAGAGTTTCTATAGATACTGGCAAGTTAAAACCAGGTGAAGTTATACGTAGTGTACCACAATCAATAGTCATACCCTCAGCATAAATGCTGGTGTCAAATACACGGAAAACCTTGATATTGTTAGATTCTGGTAGCTCTAAACTTAGCTGATGTTTGGTAGCCATTATGATAAACTTTAAAAATTTAATATAGAAATAGACTTAGTCTACATAAATAATATAAACATTTTTTTGGACTTCTCCAAAACAAAAAAGGGGAGAACTTTTGGTTCCCCCCTCTTTGTTTATAGAAAGTTTAATTAAACAGTCTCTAAAGTTACTGCGTTACCAGCCGCTGAAGCACTTGAAGTGATAAAGCTAGTGATTGAGCTAGTAGAAGTACCAGCAGGTACATGTACTACGATCAAATACTGATCATTATCAAAGGTGCTAGAAGGGTTGTTAAAACGAGGCACATTGTGCAAGATTAACACCTGATCGTATAAACCTGCCTTGTTAACAGTGTTTAAAGCTGGATCAGCTTCAATCTCACGCATTCTTAAGCTATCTACACGAGAGCTATCAGGATATGCATTTTGTAAGTAACGACCGTCTAAGATTAATTCACGTAATACAGTCTCACCTAAACCAGATGCTTGCTTAGGAGCTTGGATCTCTGCAGATACAAATCCGTTTACAGCACAAGGATCACCAGACTCATCTACAAAAGATGTGTAGATAAATAATGGCTCTAACTCGTAGAAGTCAGTTGGAGTGAAAGTACATGCACCAAACTTAGTTTCAACGTAAGCAGCAGTGATCTCTAAATGAGAATCTACAGCAGCAATATCGTTAGCAGAAGAAGTTACAGGAGCATAAGTTCCAGTTGCAACTTGAGAGTAGATCTTAGCATTACCATCTGTAGAAGCTACAGCGTTTTTAGTAAGAACTACATTTGCATAACCAGAGCTAGCTGAATCAGCTGCACCTACAGAAACTACTTGAGAACCACCTGCTAAAGAAGCATGAACAACTTTCTCACCTGCTTGGAAAGCAGCTGCATCAGCGTTAGCTACAACGATAGTTGCAGAACCAGCTGTTGGGTTGATTGCTACAGAAGCAGTAGTTAAATTCCATACCTTAGCTACTACAAAGTCTTTCAACAATGGAGCTTCATTGATTTGGTCTTTCCATTTAAGTAAAACCACGTTTTGGTCTACTGTGTTAGTAGTACCAGCAACAGTATCACAACCACTATGAGCGTCTAATGTTTTGTACAACTGGTGGTTTAAGAAACGCAACGCAGGTGAACCTTTAACATCTAAACGTAGACGGTAAGTTGTATCACTATTGATTGTAGCTGCAGAAGGGTCTACAGATACGATTTGGTTCTGAGCTACATCAGAAGTCACCTTGATAAGGCGGCTGATGTACTTAGGGTTAATTACTTTAGACTTAACTGACTCTTTGTAACCACCGTGAACAGGGCCAATTTTGTCAGCAGCAAAGTAAGAACCTTGAGCCAAAATAAAAGGAGCGGCTTGAGCAGAAACTACTTGGTACGTCTTAGCATCAAAGAAGCCAATTTGACCAGCAGTTAAAGCGTCAGTACCACCAGAGCTAGCTAAAGTTGTGCTAGCAGGCAAGAATGACTTGCGGAATGCATTAGGAAAATACATAGGGCTTTAATTTAAGGGTTTATAAATAAAAAATTATTTTAACTTAAGAATAGTAACTTATACTTCGTTGAAGCTATAAGACTTTTCATTTCATCTAGTTGGTTTACAATCTCAGAAAATGGCATAATTTTCTGAAGTTCTACAATCTCATTATAGAGTTCTTTCATATGAGCTATAGCTTCTTGTACAGAACTACATCTGTAAGGAGCTACGTCAGGATACATTAAAAGCTTTTCACGAGCTCCTTGATATTGTTCAGCTACTGCGTCTACTAAACCAGGCATTCCGTCATAAAACTCATTAAGAGCCTTGTGAGCTGAAAATGATCCAGGTCCTGTAATCTTTAGATGTAACTGATGCATGCTTGTTGTAAGGGCTTGAGCATGAGCAATCATAGCAGCTGTTTCAGTACAAGGTCCCATTGGGCCAGGTCTTTGTAATTTTTGTAATGCCATATAATTAACTGTTTCTTGTTGCGTTACCTAGATTTCTCTGATATTGTCCCATATTATCCATGTCTCCAGCTAATATTGCTACAGCATCATCTATAATGATTTCTATAATATCATCTCTTAATTCACAAGTTTGGTTAGCTTTAAATTGTAATCCGTTAGCTGGATCTACACAACCTAATATTTGAACAGCTCTTGGCTTTCTATAGTAAACAAGACTAGCATCTTCTACAGCAAACTTATTGTCACTATAAATTCTAATCTTATCACCCATTATTGTACAGAAAGTTTCTGCCCATTCAAAAGAAGGTGATTTAAAACTATCTGATAACATGATATCTACGTTAGCTTCTTCAGCTTGATAGATAGACAATGGACGTCTAGGGCAGCAATCTGAACTAGCGTACCCACTCATTCTTACAAAATGTAAGTAGTCATCAGGTATTTTTAAAGATTCAAAGAACAAGTCTAAGTTTCTAAGTTTAAGATCTCTCTCTACTAATAAAACTTGTAAATCATCAATAGCAGTAATACTTTGTTCAGGCAGCTGCTTTGCACCGTTGTTACCATGTAACTGTCTACGGGCCCATTCTATTTGAGCTTTATTGAAAGCTTCTGTTATCTGCCAGCATTCTATGTTATCATAGTCCATAGAATCCAACTTATTCAGACGCTGCTTAAACTTTATTTGTAAGGTACTATTGTTCATATTTTAGAAAAAGCTGGTCCTAAGCGGGCAGATCGTGGGATGCCGGACCAGCGTATTTTTATTGATTCCAGTATCCTTCTACTTTCTTAGTAAGATTTACTAAGATCTCTTCATTCAAAGGATTCTTTAAATATTCTACCACATCTGAAGGGGTTCTACCCATCATTGTTGTTGTTTCCATGTGGTAAATAAATCCGTCAGCTTTTGTAGCAATGAACTTATAATAACCACTATCTTTTACAATAGCTCTTATCTTTAAAGTTTCCATATCAAGATTACTTATATCTAAGAATCTCTCAGCGGTCTTTTTCTTATTCTTGTCTACTAAGTCACCATTAATATACTTGTCCATGTTATCATAAACAATATCATTAGGTGTTGACTTCTTATACTGAGCACTATTAGCATCTAACACTTTAGCAATGTAGAATAACTTGTTAGTGTTTTTATCAAATAACTTCTGAAGTTCTGATAAAGCCTTGTTTCTCAACTTCTTAACCTCAGTGTTAAGTGTAGCAGTTTCTTCTAATCTATCTAAGTAGAACTTAGGAGGAACTGGCATTCTACGAGCTTCATCTAAAGACTTAGCTATTATTGAAAAACCACCTGCATCAATTGCATAAAGTCTAATAAGATCATAAGGATCTTTGTCAGGCTCTAAAAATACAGGTTCATTACCACATCTTATTTTAATCTTATCCCAGAAATCACTATTATCTGGTTTAAGAAGTTTTACTTTGTTCCAAAACTCTTTGTCATTAGCTTCAATCATATTAGCAGCTAACTCTCTTTCAAGTTGTACAATGATGCTACGAATACTTTTAATCTTAGCTTCTTGTTCTTCCATTGGTAAGTTCTTTACTTCTGGAGCAAACTCGTTAAGACCTGTAAGGTATCTTTTAATACCATTGATTTCTAAACAAGCTAATTGTTCCTCGTGGAACGCTCCGTCAAAAAGACTTAATCCGTATTTCTGTAAACCCATATTGTCTACAGCCGGATCAAAATAAGGACGTATAGCTATGCTAGACTTCTTGTTCTGTGGATACTTTTCCACGATTGTTACACTACTCATATTTGGTTTTTTGGTTTTTATACATGGTCCGAAGACCTAATGTTAGAACCTGTTGAAGGTTGCAAGCCTTCTAGTGATCAGCTAGTTGCGTACAACAGGTTGGATTTGTATCAGGAACCCAGGGAGGTTAGTCCCTGGGTATGATACTTTATCTTTCATCTGGTTACGTTATCTTACGGGATAAGAGGCTTGACCAGATATTCGTCATTAGAATGATCCGCCAGTAACTGGGTTTCTCATAACGATCTTCAATACCTTAGTTGGATCTTTAACCCAAATAGCAGGCATAGTTTGTGTCATGAACACACGGTAACCGTTGAAGTTTCCAGAAGACTGGAAGCCTTGTGTACGACCCATGTAATCCATTGTACCGTTTTGATAGAACCATTTCAATTGATTATCCCAGCTTAACTTCAATAAGTAAATATTGTCGTTAGTGTTATCTGTGATATCAAAGATAATGAAATTGTAAGAACTTAATGGGAAACCATCAATAATTGGATTCTCAATATCATTAGTGTGGATGTTATCAAACGCTGGGTTCAATACAAACTTAACGTTAGCCAAGAAAGGAATAACGTATTGAGTGTAAGCAAAACCAAAGTTTAAGTCCATTCCTTTACCAGTGATAGCTCCAATTTCAGATGCATTAATCACTAAGCCAGAGTTGATAGCTTCTTTCTTAATAGCTTCGTTAACCAATTTCATACCACCTAAACCAGTTTGTACAACTAATTGACGCTTAGGATCTGGACCTTGGAACTCAACTTTACCGTTGAAGAAGTTAAAGATTTCACTCTTGAATAAATCCAAGTTGAAACTACCCTTGTTGTAAATACGCTTGTAAGAGTTATCTAATTGCTTCCAAAGACCTACAGATAATCTGATATCGTCTGGACCATCTTGCTTAACCTTACCACCTTGACCCCACATTAAGTAGGTTTCAATGTCATTTGCAATTTTGCTCAAATGAGCTGCTTCCATTGTAGTTAAGAATGTACGAGTTAACTGACCAGAGTTGTAAGCTTTCTTTACATAATCTTTACCCATTTTAGAAGCCATGTCTTCTAAGTTAGTAACAGAAGGATCAACACTCTTGTCAAAGTTTCTCCACATCTCAATTACAGGAACTGTACCATCAGCTTTCATACCACCTTTCATCATTAAGTCAGCTCTAGAGCTTACAGAATAGTGAACGTGAGCTTCAGCACCACCAACGTAGTTGTAGAATTCACGGAAACCTGCATTGATGTTACCGATGTCAGAGAATCTTTCACCGTACTCACCACGTGCAGAACCTTTACGGAAAACTTTAGTACCAACCTTTAAATACTTGTTATCCAAGTACTTAGCGTTGTCATTGTTTACCAATTGTACTGTGTAGATGAAACCGTCACCAGCTGGGATGATATCGTCAGCAGTGATGTACATTTCAACACCATTGTACTTGTCATAAGTGATGATATCACCATGACCAAAAGAACGCTTATTAAGTTTAATCTTGAAAGACTGACCATCAATACCTTTAGTGGCATTAGCTGATTCAATGTCTTCTGTAATGTAAGGAAGATCCTGCGTTACTGGAATCTGCCATTTGTACTCACCACGAGCATTATCTACAGAGATAACGTTCTTACCACCGAAGCTAGACATCTGGTACAAAGGCATTTCTACTTTTTGTGCCATAGCCCATAAGTCTACAGGACCTAAGTCTGTAGGCTCAGCTGACTTCAGTAAGTTTGAAAGGTGATACGAATCTACGTGTGAACTTGTCTGATAAGTGGTATCACGTAGAAATATACCATTATTCAAAACTGGAGTTGCCATAAGGCTTTTTAATTTTAAGGGTTAGAAATTATAAGAATTATCTTTTAAATATATTTGTAGGTCTTACTAACTTTCTAGATTTTGGTTCATCATCTTCTTGATGAGTACTACTAGTTTTTCTAGATTGTTCAGTTTTTAAAGTTCTAACTGTTTGTTCAACAGCTTGATTCTTACCTTGTTTAACTAGATTCTGACGATATTCATCAGGATTAGAAAGTAACCATAATGCCTCAGCTATTAAAGGATAGTTTGGTTCTACAAACTGATACTTCTCTAACAAGTGTCCTAACTGATTAGTAGGTCTTCCACTAATAGAAGGATATTGAGGTTGAACAAGACCACTGTATAACTGAGCTTGTGTTTTCTTATCTAACTTAAGACCATTAATTTCTGCCGGTCTTAAAGCTTCAAACACATTTTGCATATAAGCTTCAGCTGCATGTTCCTGTTGTTGCTTTCTAGCTTCTTGTTCTGCAATCTGAGATTGAACAATCTCTTCTTGCATCTGATCTAATTTAGGTTTAAACTGCTTAGCTTTTTTCTCTAAAACACCTAAATCTTTCCACGTTGCTACTTCTTCCTCAATTTCTTCCTGGTTACCAAAACCAGTTGCACTTAAGTAAGATCTTACAATTGCTTCTTGATCATTATCTTTTCTAGGATCTAATTCACGAACTTGTTCAACTGCTGATAATGCTTGGAACATTCCTTTTAAGTCTGTACCACCATCCATTACATATTTAGCAGCATACTGAAGTTCTTCAGGTAAAGATTCAAAGAACTCTTTTGGAGTTTTAGCAGCCACCTCAGACTTCATATTGTCTATATTAGCTTGCCACAACTCTTCTATATCTTTTTCTCCAAGTGTACCTAAGTACTCTTCAAGATCTTGTTTAGTTTCATCATAGTCATCAAAGGCAAACATTTCCTTTGACTCTATACGTTTTTTAAGAAACCCTACTAATCCAGACTTATCTGTTTTAGGTCTTCCTGCCTTAGACTTTCCATCTTCTTCATCCTCATCAGGATTTCCGTCTAGACTGTCTATAAGGTCTTTGGTTTCTTCCTTAGTAACTTTAGGTAGGACGTTTCCGTCTTTATCCTTATGCTCTTCAGTATCTTCAATTTCTTGATCTAAGAAACTAAGATCTGGTTTGCCCTGACTAAAGATGCTAGGTTTAAGCTCTGTAGTTTCTCCAGTTGGGTTACCTGTTGTAGGGGTAACTATACTGTCTGCTCCAGGTGCTCCTAACCAACTATCAATGTCAAGGTCTACTTGTTGCACAGATGTCTGTACATTGTTCTGATTATCAATCATTTTGTTTGGTTTTTATGTGTATCTCTACATTAAAAATATACAACTTAAATCTTAAAAATTTACAATTTTTTAAAATAAAGTATCTAAGGTATGGATAATAGAGCTATAATTATTTCTTCTTCTTAGAAGAAACGTCATATTTGTTCTTATTTTCCTTAGCAATCTGTAATTGCTTGTCAGCTATCTGCTTTTGAGTAAGTAATTTCTCACGATCTAGGTTTAACTTTTGAGAGTTAAAGTCCTTCTTACTAAGTTCAGTCTCTCTTTTTAAATTCATTTGATCCTGATATCTCTGTTCATTTCTAATACCCTCTAAAGCATCTTGATAATCTGATCTTTTATTCTCATTAATATCTACAGCAGATCCATAACCCGCTCCTTTAATTTCAGCAATTGTAATATTAGTTTGTCTATCCAAGTCAGCTTGTTCTGCTTTAAACTGCATATCAGCTTGTCTTTGACGTTCTTGAGACTCAAGCATTTGCTGCTGCATTTCTTGTTGCTGCTGCATTTCAGATTGTTTCTGAGCATTAGTCTTTTCTTCAGCTTGTTTAAGAACACTTGTAAGTTCAGCAATAGACTCAGACTTAATTACATTACCAAGATCATATATAGAAGCACCAGTAGTATTGTTATTAAGAGCTAAAGATTTTAACTGCTCCATAACTGCACGAGAGTTAGTCTTAGTTGTACAGAAGATATTAATATCTCTTAGTAAAAGATCAGTTCCATTTAACTGGAAGTTAACCTTTTCATCAGCTCCTGTAATGTATTGTAAACGTACATTAGGCTTTTTAGAATGATAGTATTGAGCTAAGTCAGTTCTCATTTGGTGAACTCTTGGCATCAAGTTATCACTATGCTGAATAAAATATTGTTCAGTTTGGGCATAAGAAGCATTCATAGCTTGCTCTATACCAGTGGCAGTTTGCTGTTGAGCAATCTGAGATCCCATACGCTCAGGCGTAAGACCTATAGTTTCAAAAGCTTGGTTCTTAAAATAACCAGCTAATTGTATACGAGATAGTAATCTCTGAGTTTGTTCTAAGTTTAATACTTGGTAGTGTTGGAAGTTTAAAGCATTCTCAGTGTTTGTAATAGACGTATCTAATGGTAACATCTGGAAGTTCTTCATTGCCACATAGGCTTTAGCCAGATTATTTTTACCCCAGTCTTCTCCCATAGAGTGACGAGGCAAAGAGTTCTGGTCTAACATGATAACCGTGCCTAGCTCATCAACTAAGATGTCAGCTATCTGGTTATTTACAATATTGTAACCTATCTGATATGGCTTCATAAGATCAACCAATGAAATACTGCGGGTGTTTCTATCCCCATATACAGCACCTTCCACTGGAAGTTTACACCCATATAATGTACTATCACCTTTAAATTGGAAAGGAAGCTTACCTGGTTTACCACCATTAAGACCTAAATAAACTGGGTTAATTCCTCCTGGGTTATTCATTCCCCAGAATGCCGGTCTGTTAGGCCCAATTTTAACACCACCCCAAGTTTCATTAATCCATATCCAATCAATATGTTCCCCATAAACTAAGTTGTCTTTAGACTTTTGTTTGTAAACAACTGTATTGTATTGAGGTTTATCAGTAACCTTATAGGCTTCTGATATAATATCTTGTATAATTTCTCCTTCTTCTGTAATCTTAGTTAAGTGACCCACCTTACGTTGACTCTTCCAGTAAATAGTAGATACACGTAATAGATGTGTTTTACCAAAGTCAACAGTATCTTCTGAATCTGATAAGATCCATTCAACTATATCTCCTGTACCAAATTTAGAATCATATATAGAAGTGTATTGTCTATAACCTAATGATGGCATTTGAGTATTCCAATCATGAGATCTTGTGGCATCATAGTAGCTACCATCGTTCTGCATACCTTGGATAGCATAACCTGCTGATCTTACAGGATAAATGGCTTCTAGGGCTTCTAATTGCTCTTGAGTCATCATCCAGCCATACTTATCAATAACATCTGACACAGACATCATATCCATTTTACCTACCCAGTTACCCTGAGAGATATAACGTACATCTGGAGACTTATGATAAAAGGTTAATAATGGGTTCCAAAGTTCAAGTTCATAATCATCTTCATTCATTTTAAAATGCCAGAACTCTCTATCTGTAATAAGCATGTCTCTAAAAGCACGCTCTTCTAATTCTTGTAATTTAAATCTTTCTTCATCCACAGACATTTGATGAGAAGCCCATTGTTCAATCATTGAACGATAGTCTTTTCTAAAAAACCCTTCAATTTCAGGAAGAGATTTTAAATTATCTGGTTCTAAAGCCTTTTCCATTTCTTCAGAATCTAACTCAATGCCTTGATTAAGCATCTCCATCATCATCTTAGATTCCATATTTCTTAATAAGACATCTTCAACCATCTGTCTTTTTTCCTCTAACATCTCATTGTAAGAAATATCATCTACAGCTTTAAACATTATTCTTGAACTTCTCTTAGAGAATTCATTACATAATACGTTTATAACATTAGGAATAATAGGATAGAACTTAAGTTCTAAAGCTGACTCATCTTGTTTAGTTAATGTATCTATAAGATCAGCCATTTCATTATCCTCTTCTACAATGTAGTCTTGTTTGTCTATAATACCTTTAGCAAGGTTATAGTTTTTCATAAGTCTACGAGCATTGCGTCTAAGCTGTTTCATACCTTGGAATTCTAACCAATCTAGATTCCAAGCTCTCCACTCATCATCCTTCTCTTTTTCAGATATGAATTGAATAGGCTGGGTAAGAGTACCCATCTTATTATAATCAGCTTTTTTACCAGCTTTGAGATCAAGTGCGTTATAAATTTGCATCTTCTGTATTAGTATTAGTTAAAGAAGCAGTAAGACTACTTCCTAAAGTATTATTTGATGTAGTAAACATAATTCCACTTGTTTTAAAAGTAGTAAAGCTTCCTCTAAAGTTAGTGAACTTTCTTTAATAAGTCTAGACAAAATAGCCAATTTCTGAGAATGTAATGGAGTTTCCATATGTTTTTATCTTATATTTTTAAAAGGGTTTCTAGGGGGTTGCATACTCCCAGGTCCTCTTTTAGAGCTACCCATATGTCTAAAGGGGCTGTAATTTAATTTACTAAATTTTTGGGAGTTAGCCAAATTTTCATTTGTAACTTCTACACGTTTAGCCAATCCACGGTTAGATTGCTGCACCTTTGCAAAGGCTATTAGGGCTGAAAAAGCTACAAGTCTATCCACGTTGACACCATCTTGGTAAGCTTGCATCTCTTTTAGAAGCATTGGATCAGGTATTCTTTCCACCCCATAAATGGTTTTTACAATAGTTCCATCTGGCGTAGTTTCTTTATCAAGCTCTTCTTTCAAGAATTCAATAGCGTATGATAACACTGTTCCTTTGAATAAAGTACCAACGTTCTTCCACCCATATTCTTGGAATACGTTACGATTGGCTCCAATATCTTTTAAGAATAGGATCATATCCTTAGGAACCAGATATTTCTGTTTCTTCTTGCTAATCATATATTGTATGAACAAAGCTACGTTATTCTCCACAATAGTCCAGGCATTATACCATTCTATGAGCAATTCTAGACGTTCATGAGTTTTATTAATATCATCAAAACGTCCACACCAGGATGCCACTATCTTATCACGTTCTATACTATTTTCTACATTACCATTTCCAGAGTCTTTGATAATTTCTACTGGGTTCTTGTATACATAGATTGCACACAATGAATCTGATGTAGTTGTCTTACCTTCTCCCACTGGATCCACAGAGGCATAATACATTCCAAAACTTGGATCTTTATGAGGTCTTTCATAGATACATAACACTCCTTCCTTGTCTTCTGTCTTTTTAGATATAGGCCATTCCGTAATAGGTATCTTTCTAGATGGTTTATCTATAATCTTTCCTTCAGCATTTCTAGAAAGCTCTAAATATTCTACAGGATATTGTTTATCCTGAATACGTTGCTGCTGTTTAGAAATTAAATGAGGAGGAAATATAGAAAGTTTTCTTGTAGCAAAAGCTTCTTCTATAGTACGAGGATGCTGAGATACTTCTAACTGATAAGCTGCTGGTTCAAGATCTTTCTTAAGTTTTACAAACTCTTCTTCAAGAGCATCAAGAGCTTCTTGTACAAGAGAGTTACCATATTGATCTATATATGGAGGCATTGACCATTGCTCAGGAATAAACAATCCTGTAATACCAATAGTTCCTGTTTTATCTATAAGATTAGACTTTACACCGTAAAATCCATTCTCTTCTGGTTTGTCTATATAAAGTTTCAATGGTTCACATTGATCAAGATCACCGACTGATCCTGCTGCAATAAACTGACCAGTGATCATATGACCAGACTTAAGTGCTGGCTTCATAAATCCGTATGTGTCATTCATGCTAGGAGCAATACCTGCTTCCTCGTGAAAGAAATAAGTTACAGGACCACCGACACCATTTGTAGGATTCTTTTCAAATGAGTAAGAGTTAATAGAAGATTTTAATCCTCTATATGTATCACGTCCATTTACTCTCACTTTAATTTGTTGGTTCCATGCTCCCACCTTATCAGGTTCAGCTGGTCTATACCAAGCAGTGTGTTGGTTAATAAAGTTTTTATATTCTTCTAAGAACTTCCAAGAACCTTTCTCGTTAATATAATCTTTAAGACTAGCACCTATTTTTAATACAGCTCCTGATTCAAATACCCATTGGTTAATAAGTTTAGCCATATGGAAATATGAGGAAGCTATCTGACGTTTCTTTAATATGATGGCGTGCTTCCAATGTAGTTCAGCAAGATGTTCATAAAGAGCCATATGATATTGAGCATCTCTTATCTTAGCAAAGTCAAAACGTTTTTCTTCCTTATCATAAATAGGTAGGAAGTTTAACCACATGTAATAATCTCTAGAGACATACCAGGTATTATTCTCACTATGTACTATAATACCATTACGACATTTATATTTTTGATCGTCCCAGTATTTAATAAAGTCTTTAGTCTTTACAGGAGCAGAACAATAATATCCTTGCTTCTGAAATTTTCTTCCTTCAGCATTAAATATTTTACTCACTTCATCAAACTGATATTCCCCAGGTTCTTTAAATAAGGGTAAAAGAAAGTCTCGGAATTCCTCACGTGAATAAAACACGGTGGTATCCCAAGACCCATCTTTATAAGTGGGTACTTCCTTATATATATCGTTACTTAATTTCTCCACGTGTAAGTTCTTCTATCATTCCTACATCACCTTTTGTACGGTGAAGCATATCTAATAGTGTGTTTAAATGTTTACTCTTTAATACAGCATGATGTTGACTATTACTCCAATACTCATTATAAACATTTCTTGGAATAGCATTCCATAACTTATTATAAGGATTGTAATGAAATACCCAATCAGACATGTAGTCTGACTCTGGTCTTAGTTCTTCACCAATGGCGGCAAACTCTTTAATTTCTAAATCTGTGTACACTTCTGTCTTCATAATTTTATATTTTAATATTTTAGGAAAGCAGAAGATGGGTGCGTGGACATCTGCTTTTACAATTGGCTTTACTTTAGTTTACACATCCTTGCTTACATTCCAACTTTTTTATGAAGGTGTAAGGCTTCCCAATTAACCTTTGCTGTAGGGGAAGGAGTTGAACCTTCACGTGGTCTTTAGAAACAGAACATGATAAGTGGTCAACCCTAGTTGCTTACACGCCCCTTATTCTGTCTTTATCAGATAATCCACACCCCCGAGACAAGAGGGCACGGCTGCCAATTACAAATCTTTCTGCTATTCTAAGAATACCTACAGCTGAACCATCTCTACCAAATGTAGGGGTTTCTGTAGCTAATACTTTTCCTAGATTATCAAGAGCTGTTTTAATACCGTAATAAGCTCTAGATGTTTCTGTCTCATACATCTGCTTACATCTTTGTAATGCATACACTATAGCATCATCTTCTGGTGAAAACTCACCATCCACTTCTTCTAATATAACTTCTTCTTTCTCATTCTCAGGAAAGTGAAAGAAAGGATTTATATCTGGATTAGGACAAGTCATGTAGAACAAGTATGTATACACCTTTAAATAATCTAAAGGATATTCCACCATAATCTTGTTAAGGAACTTTAAAGTGTAGCAATGTTCACTTGCTGTCACCTGTCCGTTCTGTATATCAAATAATCTTATCATTGTAATTTGTCTTTATAAAGTTCAAAATCATCATCAAAGCTTTCATAACTTACTAGTATTTCTTCATTTGGATAAATATCCCTTGCTGCAATCATCTTATCATCATCAAGTCCTATTGAATTAGGATCGTCACTATGGTTTTGAAAGTTAGAATAATCACAAGATGCATATAAATAATCTCCTTCTTTCCAAAAGTAGGTATCTATAAATTTTTTTTGAACATCTGATAAAAGATCATAATTATCTTTATGTACTTTTATATCAAAGCCTTCTACAAATTGCCATATAAGATCACCCTTAGGAATAAAATTTTTTGCATACAAACCCATACCTTTTCCTGGTGATTCTGCTAAATATGTTTCTACAACTAACATTAATCTTGTTTATTTATATCGTAATAATAAGAGTCAGTATCCTCACTAACCCATCTATCTGAAACCCCTTCTACAGATACAAGTTCTTTATCTACTTTTATTTGCTTAGGGTCAATAGGAAATGGTATTGTAATCCAATTAGAATCTTTCCAAAATATTCTATTGTTTGGTTGGCATAATAAATACCCATCATCTGCTACTAAAACGTGCCCACATTTATAATCAGTTGGCTCATCTGAGTAAGCGTTGTTATACCAATCCACTGTAAATAAATAAGTGGCCCATATCTTACTACCGTCTTTTAAAACCACTTGACATCTTTTCTCATATAAATAATCATATATAATAACAGATACATTCTCACTAAAACAATCCCATAACTGCTTAAAGTGAAAAGGTATATCATTGTCTGGCTCTTTTAAAAATACTTCACTAAGAGGCACTCTGCTTCTCATCATACCATAATCAGTCATTATATGAAAGGTTAGGATTTTTCCAGATATAGACTGTATAGCAAATAGATAAGCGTTGTGAAATGTATTATGATCTTCCTCTTTATGAGTGAAGTGAGAGAGTCTAACTAAACACTTTATATTATCTATGTTATGATTTAATATCATTAATATTTTGGTTTTAGTTTAGATCTATTATCTTCTAGCCAATGTATAAGAGATATGGCTTCTGCTTTTAAATAGGGTACATCATAAGGAACAACGTCTCTTACAATAGGATCACCATTAGAATCTAGAGCTGTAATAGGATTATCATATTTGTCTCTACCTGATTCTTCAAATAGAATATGATGCAAAGTGAGGGTTCCTGGTTTTAGCTTTGGATTATGTTTTAATATCATGTACATATACATACTCAATTGTAATGCATAGTGCATCAAGTTACAATCATCCAAATGAGAAAGAGGAGATGCCATCTTATCCACCTTACCTTCCCAGTTAGTAAATCCTTCTGTCTTAATTTCTTTATTAGTCTTATAGTCTGTAATATGTACTTGTCCATTAATCACCTCAACAAGATCTGACTGACCGCATATGCCGGCTGATTTTAAATAAACCAAATGTTCTGGATAGACACCATCTGTTAATTTTTGATTAGGAGAATATTTAGACCCTTCTTTCTCTACAGGTTTAAACACTGGAATTGTAACACCATGTCGTTCCATGTCATTAAGTTCACAGATGTCTGTCTCTCTACAATTGTGATACCATGTTCCTAATGTTGTAGCACGAAGAGCTTCTGCTTTCCAAGCTGCTTTAATTTCATCAGGGGTCATTCCATACCACTTAGATTTTTTAGACTTAGAAGTTTTTTCTGCAATAGCATCTGCATCAAATGGTTTCTTAAAATTTCCTATAAAAGAAGTGACAGATATCCAATTTGTAAGATCGGTTACATCAATACTTCTATATTTATGATCTTCTGGTGTAAATATTAATATACTCATAGTCCTAGTTTTTGGTTAATAACATCTTCTTCTTCTTGTGTCAATTCTGCTAACCAATAACCCTTAGGACATTCTGAAGATAGAGATCTTGTTTTAAATGTAAGACTACAACCACATCCTCCTAATTTTTGATTACAACAAGGAGCAGTTCCTCCCACCATACATCCATCTCCTTGCACATCTAAAAGTGCACATTTCTCACATATCTGCATTCTCTGTTGTGCAATCTCTTCAACATCTTCTTTTTTAAATATAGAATTAGTCACACCTTCTAATATCTGACCCTTACTTTTCCAAATCCTTATTATGTTCTCTCGTAGGCTCATGTGATTGTGTTTTATGTAGTTTAATAAAATCTTTTCTTTGCTGTTCTTCTTCCATCATCTTCTTGATAGCCTTTAGATCAAAAAGTGTTTCATCTGTTCTAAATCTAGTGACTATCTCCTGCAATCCTTTTTGTTTAAAATTCTCTTTAAACTTTTCTATCATAGCTATTCTATCATCAAGCTTCCAGTGTTTTATAGTGAAATCTCCAAGATTGGTTATATGCACTCTACTATGTTTTAAACTAGAAAGACTCTTTCTCACCTCTTGCCAGTAGAAATCAATTATATCTTTCACTGCTTGTTCTGGCAAGTCAACTTTTTCTGCCACCTCAGGAAGTAGTTGTTTAGCTTTCTTGGGTCTCAATTGACAAGAATTTAAAATCTAATAATACGTTTCCTTTACTATGAACATTGATAGTGGGGTTAATAAATATTTTCTTTTTGTTCTTTCCTTCTTTTACAATAAGGTTTTTCTTTTCAGCTTTAGTGAGACAGTTACGTACAGACTGCTGAGAAGAGAATATACTCTTATCATGAGCTTTTGTACAGAATGATGTTAATTCCTGATCTCCTTCTATAGCCAAAAGTGTAAGGCAATCTAAGTCGGCCTCACTCACTTGTATATTATATAGATAACAATGCGTAAGGATCTGATACTTGACTATTTGCCAAGTGCTCATCCTCACTCTTTTATCTACTTGGTTTACTATTGCCATTATAATTCTATTTTAAAACTGATATATTCCTCATTAGTCTTACTCCAGTTTTGGTAAGTGAGGATTTCTTCTGCTCCAAATGCTTGGAACACTTTCCAACTAGCACCCTTACGTGCTTCTCCTATAAAATACTTAAAGCCGGATTCTGCTGCCCAATCTAATGCTTCTTTAACAAGTTCATGTCCTAGTCCTTGTCCTCTATGAGAAGGCATAACGGTGAAGCTATCCACCTTTACAACATTATTACTAGTCCAGGTCATTATGATTTCAGCTACTAAGTCGTCTTTATCTTTGAACCACAAACCCTGAACCCCATCACCCTGGGACAAGACGTATGTTTTATACTTCTGGTCCCATTGGATGGATTTGGGATGTTCCTTCTCAAACTTGTAAGCTAACTTATAGTCTCGTAGTTTGTAAAGAGTTGTCATAAGAATTTTTATTTTCTTTTTAACTTTTTAGCTGGAACACCTTCAGCTTGCTCTGCAGCTGTTGGTATAATAATATCATCACCCACCTGCACACCTGCTTCAACAAGTTCTGGATTTGCATCCAAGTCTTCTTGTGTAATTGTGTGAGGAGTGCCTTGAGGCTGCTCTGACTTCTGACCACCTTGTGTAGTCATCTGTCCAATAAATGATAGGGCTTTTAACTCTTCTGCTCTAGCAACTGCTAAGCCAGCGTTAATTTCTTGTAACTTCAACTGAAGTTCTTTCACTTCAATTTGTTCTTTAAGGAAAGACATGATCTCTTCCTTGGTAGGTACTGATTTCTCTTCAGACATAATATTTGGTTTTTGTTTGTTATTATAATTCAATCTCTCCAGACCCAGATGACAAATTAGCCATGCCGGTGTGAGATTTCCATATTTTAAAGAATTCGTAATAGGGGGTGTCTATTATATATGTATCTCCTGAGTCTGTAAATATCGTGGTGGCGTTATAAACTAACTCTTCCTCATCTTCTGAGGTTTGCTTAGCTGCTACCACTATATCAAGATCAAAGAGAAACGGCATCCACTTACCCTGGTCTTCCTCTATATTAAGAAGATCCATCTTATCTGGATGTATAGTGTGACAATGTATGTTACAATCATGTAGACTCATATATTACTCACTTAAGTTTTTAACAGGCTTTCTAGATACGTGATATTCACTGTATGTAATATACTTACTTTTGTTAGTGGCTTTCATAATAGCCATAGCTAACATTCTCTCTCCTATACCATCCCTTACATCTACAACGGGAATATGAATAGGTCTACCATATTTATCATTAACTGTAATGTAATGACTTAGTGGTTCTTCTTGCTGATTTGGATCAAAGCTCATAATAGTTGGTTTACATTATAATATACTTAAAAAGTTTAAACTACACAAATTTAATATTATCTTACACATAACTGTCTAATAAGTTATCCCCCCATGTGAACATCCTTATCTGACTACCTCCCCTCTTATCTGACTAGTAGGTTAACAAAAATTTTT